GTGTCTGCGTATGTTGATCCAGTAGCTGGGAAGCATATCCATACTTCATTCTTGATCTTATTATGTACCATAAATGTTTTAAAGTAATTAACAGAATCAATCTCGGAAAACAAGAATGTTTTCATCTGATCGTCTATAATACTTTTAATACTGTTACCGTCATGGACAACTACATCATTAGTTATCATCACAACATGTTGGCCGTCTCCTAAGTCTAGTACAGCGTCTCTGGCAAACAAACCTGTATCTTTAAATACTTCTCTGACGTTAAAAGTAAAGGCACCGCCCACGTAGTTAAGAGAATATATACTATCCTCTTTATAGACCATAAGCTGATTACCAAGTTGTACAGCGTTAAGGATGTGACCCTTAGTTCCCATCAAAGACGTTTCAGCCGCTTCAGAAGCAGCCGCAGAAGTAACCCAAGTGTTACTACCATTATTGTCTGTCCCTACGGGTATGGCATCGCTCCAGCGAATTGTAAAAGGTTTTTCAACCGCTGAACCAGTAGCACTATCTGTAAGATTAAGAGCTATCAGGTGATTTCTAAAAGGTACAATGGTTTTACACTTCAATGTAGAAGGCCATTGTGCCAAGTCTGCAAATACAGAACCACCTTGGGTAAAACTTTGAGGAGCATCTATACCATTACATACAACCAGCACACCGCCTAGTTCGCCACCTTGCCAGTTATTCGTTGTGCTAGCTATTGTAGTATACGCACCCGCAGAGCGCGTAACGTCCGCATGTGTAACACCTGTGATCTTACGCAGAGATGTGGCTGTACCATAGATCCAAAGATCTGTACTACCTTGTAGCCAGCTTATAGCCCAGTAGGGAGCAGCAGCTGGTGTACCCAGAACCTCTATGTGTCCTAGTATTTTACCAGCTTTGCCATCTATAAATCTTACATTATTACCAGAGCTGAAAAAAGGAGCTGGCATGTCATAGGGAGACAGATCGTTGTTTATACTAAACCTCGGAGCCTGTCTACCGTTTATATCAAATAATTCTTTAGCCACTTCCGGTACTCGTTTGTTCAGTCCAAACAGTATTGTTATACTCTTGCAGAGAAATGTAGTCAGAATCTTCTGCTAAGATATTACCACCGGACTCTTGTATTATTAAGAAATTCTCTACAACCCAATTAGTAGCCATCAGACACCTCTACGAACTAAGCTGCCCGGATCACCCTGAACAGTCATTTGCATAACGGTACCGCTAAACCTTGCAGCGTCTTCAGCAGCCTTGGCTTCGGTAAGTGCTCCTTTATATATCTGCATAAATCTTGCAGTTTGTTCTGAGTCATTTAAATATATAGCTCCTTCTAAGCATGATCCAAACAGATAGAGATCGGGGAAGGCAGCTAGTATGTCATTGGTAGTCACACTATCAGATAACGGAACAAGTTTTTTAAAGTAGTTAAGTCCTAGTGTGTATGCTCCATCAGGCGTAGGAAAAATTTCTATGTTTTTACCTAGATTAGTATACGCTCTGGGAGCACCGGAACCAGTTGTACCATACTCTCTACTGCCTGACTCTGGAGATAGATAAGATAATGCGTGACTATTACTGTTTGAAGTCTCATACGTCACATTTCTTAGCTCTATTAAATCAGATGGCAGATCATAAAAAGCCGTATCGGCAGCTGTGGTAGTCTGCACTCTTACCATATTAACTCTTGCACGTAGTTCTCTATCTAAACGATTCTCGGTCAGAGCTATAAAATCAGGTATAGTGCTGGTCAGATCACTTCTGTTAAGATAGTTAGCTACGCTTGTCTTGATATCTGAGTATGTGGAAAGACTCATTAGATAATACTTTCATGTGTCCGTAAATATTTATACTCTGGATCGTTTAGAAGCTTTTTAATCCTAGGCCAATGATCTTTATTAAGAGCATCAATTCCAAGTTCAGACTTCCATTTCTCTATGATGATAAGAGGGATGCTTGCAACTTTGCGCATACCGTCTTTAGTTTCTATACCACCATGTATATAATCTTTATTGTATTCTTTTTTGTTGAGCTCTAGGAGAGGCTCAATGTCTTGCACCGCGTGATGAACAACTGTGTCATCAGTATGGTTATAGGTAGCTTTACGCTTAATAGGAGAAGAGTCGCTCATTTTGTTTCCTTCTTTTAGCCATTTTCTTATTTAATCCTACGCATCAGAGCTTCTTCGACTTTTGGTAGCAAACGAATACCGCAGTATCCAATGACAAAAGCCAAGGCAATTGCAATCTGATCGTTAAACTTGAAATATGACATAGCGGCGGGGATAAAGAACTCTGCCGCAATCCAACCAACAACTACGGCAACGGCAATATCCTTCAAGCCTGCAAGATTCCACTTACGACCTGTTAGTGTATTAGCCAAACCCCCGCAGCCGGATGCAAATATACAACACAGCTTTCCTCCAAAGGTCATTATTGCCCATTCCATTGCCGTTTCCCTAAGCTAAGAGTGGGGAGAGCCGTTAAGCCCTCCCCGTGTTAAGAAATAACTTACGAGAGATCGTAAACTGCACCGAGAGCAGCCTCGTTTTTAACTACGAGGGTGTACTCTGCGATGATTGCACGTTGCTCGCCGTCAGATGTACTGGCAACTTCGCGCTGATTAAACGGACGGAGATAAGCCGTACCGTAGTAATCAGGATCAATTAGCCATGCATCCCTAGAACGCTGGAAGCGGTTAGGAACAACAGCCATTTCACCGAAGTCACTTACATAAACGTCCATACCACCGATGATACGTTGATCGGCTGTATCCGTGAAGTTAGATACACCAGATCCACCACCAACACCTACGAAGGCAGAGAACGTCTGCTTCTGTGATGGTGCCATCATAAGGTACTTGATATCAGCACCGCTATCATACGCTGCTACGATAGCAGCTTTAAGCAGAGTTTCCGTGAACGCACGAGTCGTACCATCTGTACGAGCCGCTGCGCCTGCACCTGCGCCATTAGCACCATCACTTGCTTTAGAGATATTGGTGTTGACCCAAGCTGGAAGAGAACCAAGTTTACGAACGGTACCTGTACCGGCCATTGCAACCTTGGCAACGTTAACACCTACCATAGCCCGTTCCATGTCACGCTTTAGCTCTTTTGCGCTTTTGGACATTTGGTAAGCAAGTTCTTCCTTACGACCAGCCTTGCTTACGGCATCAAGCGTGCCGGTGACAAGAGTAGTTTTCCAACTGATCTGACAGATATTACCAACTCGGGTAGTAGCTGACGGAGTAGCTGCCGTAAGTGTTGCACCTTCTTCTTTAAAGTTATCAGCCGCAGCAGAAAGTGAATCGGTTTGCCATTCATGATTTACGGCAATCGCGTCCGTGCGACTACCCATCGACATGAAAGGCGTGTCTGTTGGAGAGATGTCATAGATAACATTCTCCAAGTCTTCTCGCAGACCCTTCGCTGTAAACGAAGTGTATGTGCCTGTTGGTTGTGCCATTTTACTATTTCCTTAAGTTGAAAGTTAGTTTATCATATCCAGAAACACGTTTGCGGCATCTCTTTGGTGTCCCGTCTGTGACAATCTTTCTCGTTTAGCCTGCACAGCTTTCCTGCCTAGTTGAGCTTTTGTCTGTGGTGTACCAGATTTAACGACCTTTGGAACAGTTTTGGTTTTCTTAGAAGGAGCCGTAGAGCCCTTATCCGCCATCATTGCTTTGTGGAGAATAAGCACAACTCTGTGATCGGTTATTCCATCTACATCTTCCGCTGAGAAACCTTCATTAATCGCGTAAGTTCTAATTTGGTCTCTCAAGTTCGAAGAGGGATCGGCATACTCAGGAAGTTTCTCCGTAAGGGTAGCTGCTTCTTTTTGAAGTCTATCCTGTAGAAAAACCTTTGTATCCTCTGTTGCCTGTTGATGTACTCGTGCTTGTTCATTTTGAACAGCAGAGATTTTATCCTGAGCATCCTGTAGTTCTAGACGCTTCTCCATGTATTCCATAGGGTCATCTTTTTTAAGAGTCGCCCAATCAACAGCTTTGAAGCGTTCTAGTTCAGCACCTTGCTGAGCAGATAATGTCTCAAGAGCTTTAGCGTATTGCCCTCTCTCACTCTGGACTGCCTCTAAGTTAGACTCATAGGCTTTCCGTTGTTCCGCCAGTGATTGCGATTTACGGGTATAATCCGCTTGCCGCTGATATCCGTTCCGTAGTTCGTCTAGGGTGACCTCTTGTTCGTTACCGTCATTCTTAACGGTATAAAACGCAGGGGTTTCT